GTCTACACGGGCAAGAATATTTGCTTTTGTTGCTGTCACTGCAGGTGCAGCAACATATGTGTATATGAAGAGATCTGTATTGCGAGATGTCGCATCGGAGCTGTGCGAATACCTCTCGGATAAGCCTGAAATTGTATCAGACTTATCACGGGACGCATTCGTACAAACAATTGTGGACCAGGTTGATGGACCTCCTGGCCACACGCACGCTAGTGCTGCCGCCTTAAGGACCTCTGCCACCCGTTTTGCGCAAAATTTTGCACAATACTGTGGGACGGAACTTTACGTTGTTGAGATGTCGAAGTCTGATCAACGCAAAGCTCTGAGAGGTACGAGACGGTGGTACTGGACGAAGGATGTCAATGCTGATAATTGCTGTGATGAGCCTAGACCGAGAGATGTGCGTTACCTCTGTGATGTTGACTATTACGTCGACATGCCTGCTTTGTTAGCAGCGGAGGCTAAACCAGTCTTGCTTTACACCGTTGTCCCTGAAACAGCTACTAGTTGTGGTGATGATGATACCTCCTTTTATTTTGAAGAGGATGGGTCTCTCACCACATTCGTTGCTGGGTCCGGGAGATACCAACACATGTTGTGGAATTATGCCGCCGACTCTTTTCTTGTTGTTGAGAAGAAGTTGGGCATTCCATATCATGCGGTATCTTATGCAGTGGAACGTAAGCAAGTTGGAAAGCACCGACAGTTGATACTGCTTGCCCCCATACGTGAGTTTTGGGGAATGGCAGCGATGCTCGCCGATTACCTCTTGGAAACGAAGAACCTTGATCGGTTCAAACCTATTTTGGTTGGACCGGCAGGGGACAAATTCGTACGGTTTAATACTGTGACACCCTTAGGGGAGCTCATGGTAACCACAGCGCGACCCGCTACCTCGTTGTCAGCGACTGTTAAGCAGTCGCAGGATGATGCCGTGGCGATAGCAAATCGGTTGGGGACTACAAACTTGATGTTACCAACAGTGGCATCATGGGTGAAGGACAGACATGAGGCTGCCGTCCTCACGGACTTTCATAGGACGTGTGGGCTTAAGCCAAGCATGGTCGTCTACCCGGTGTCTCAGGGAGTCAGGGCGTATCAGTACAAGCCTAATGAGTTTGATGCTGAGGCCAAACCAAAACTCCAGACATTCATGAGTCCGCTAGTTCATGGAGCGTTTGCACCAATAGCGAATAAGGCTGGAGAAGAAGCCTGCGTTGAAGGCAGGATTAATTCTCTTAAGAAGCCTGAGCCGCGTGCAAACAACTTCCGTGACCGCTGCATGACTGAGTTTGCGGAGCTCATCATGCAAGACGTGCACCTTGAGCCAGTCTGCTTTGAAGTGGTAAATGCAAAACAGACCAGCGCTACCCAGCAAACCTCTTTACGCAAGGCAGTATTAACTGGAGTGATACGCCAACTAGTCTTGAAGTGTTTCATTAAGGCAGAAGCTTACTCGGATGTCAAAGATCCGAGAAACATCTCTACTTACAATGATGCTGACAAACTGGATATGGCCTGTTTCGCCCTGTCACTGTCAGAGCATATGAAGAAGTTTGCTTGGTACGGACCCGGAAAGAAGCCCAGGGAGATCGCTGAAAGGGTAGCCGAGATATGCAGTCGTGCAGATTTCGTAAACCTGTCAGATTACCATCGGATGGATGGCACGATATCCTATACCTTGAGAAAGGTCGATCGAGTGGTTGCTATGAAGGCCTTTGGCAACCATGGCGCTGTATTGAATGAGTTACTCAAGACAAATGTCGACAATAAAGGATATTTGCCGTGTGGAACCAAATTTGATCAAGGATCTTCGCACGGATCAGGTTGTTCAGCCACCAGCCTGTTCCAAACCCTCAGAGCCGCATTCAATGCGTACCTTGCGTATAGACACACGAGAAGAGAAGCCGGGAGAGGTTATTCCCCAGAGGAGGCGTTCGCCGCGCTGGGCATACATCTCGGTGACGATGGTCTCGATGCTGACTTGCCCATTGAGTCACATCAATGGGCGTCACGAGCCACCGGACTCATCTTGGAAGCGAATGTTATCCAGAGAGGGGACCGAGGAGTTAATTTCTTGGCACGCTACTATTCACCATCAGTGTGGTATGGACTACCTGATAGTATGTGCGATGTCAAGAGACAACTCTCAAAATTCCATACTACGGTTCGTCTCCCTTCTAACGTTACGCCTGAAGCAAAGTTTGTTGAAAAGGCCATGTCTTACGTGGCAACCGATGGCTTTACACCTGTCATCGGAGCACTTTGTAAGAAGTTGTTATTGTTGTCCTCGTATCGCCCCAAATCTTTACTTGGAGTCGGTACTTGGTGGGCTAAGTTCGACACTTCCGATCAGTTCCCCAATAGAAATGTTGAGGGATGGATGGACGTGGAGTTTGATAATCAGTTCCCAGAATTTGACAGAAGTGTCTTCAACCAATGGTTGGATGCCTGCCAAACACCCACGGACCTGCTTTCAGCTCCATTATGTGCTGAAATCAAACCCGCAACACCAGGAAAGTTTGCTGTCGTGGTTGATGACCAAGTCATCAGTCCACGATCAGCTACTCCAGGACAAGAAGTCAAACCAACAGCCGCTCTGAAGAGAAAACGCAGCCGGAAGCGATCAAATCCGGGCACCCCAAAACCATCTGAATCCAGGAGGAGTGCATAAGACCGAAGAAGTTACCTTAGGTCTTTGCTAGTAG